TTAACAAACAGGTTAAAACCGGGGCTTCTTTCATTTTCATATAACTTTGTTAAAGATAGAGATTTAAGTAAAGAAGTAGTATCTCAAACTTTTATTAGAGTATGGGAAAAAATAGAACAATATAATCCTAAATTTAAATTTTCAACATGGGTATATACAATAGCTAAAAATGAGGCACTTGGAATTATACGAAATGGTCGTAAAAATATATCTTTTGATAAATATATGAACAATCATTCTCGATTACTTCAAATTTATAATCCAGTATTTAATATGAATACTGAATGCATAGGACCAAGTGGAGAACAATTAACACAAGAACTTTATGATGCTTCTATTTCTGCAATAAATGATTTAGATGAACCGTATAAAACTGTTATGATAGAAAGAGAAATAAACCAAAAACAATTAAATGATATTGCTGATTATTTAGACTGGAATCTTTCTACAGTAAAGACAAGACTTCGTAAAGCAAGAAAAGATGTTGCAGACAAACTTTATAAAAAATATCCAGATATGGTGGATTCTTATTTTGGGAATGAAGATTAAAATGAAAACATTAACGTTAAAAGAGAAGAAAAAATTTTGGAATAAAATAGTAAAAAAATCAATTCCAAAAGAATCAAGAAATAATAGGTTTGCAAAAGCAATACAAACTTTTGTATTTAATACAATTGTAAATGCACCAATTATGCCCGATATTAAATCATTAAACGAAGATAAATGAAAATAAAGATTAAAGATAAAATTTATGATTCAAATATTGAACCATTGATGCTTATATTTGATAACACAAAAGAAAGAATAATCATGGGAAATCGTCTAGTTGATTTACCAGCAAAAGATGATAAATATGTTGAAACTTCAACAAAATATTGTATGTATCCAGATAATATTAATAAAGAAGTGATAGAAGAATTTATGAAAATAAAATGAAAACTAAAAGTAAAATACTTAATTGGTTTAAACCACGAAATTGGGGAATAGTTAAAGTTTATCGTGATTTTGAAAATTTTGCTGATTGGAAACGTACAATAAAAAGAGAACAATCTAATCCTAATTCAAAATTTAATAAATGGAAACTTTCACGAACAAAATTATATGATGTATATTTGATAATTTCATTAGATGAATCTGATAATCCTTTACCAGAAAATATTAAACGAACAAAAGTATTAGAATCATTAAATCCTCTTAATCGTTATTTAGATGAAGAACTTTCTTTTGCAGAATGTTTAAGTTGTGAATTTAACCAATTTGAAGATAAAGAAGGAAATGCGACACTTTCATATTTAATTGTTTATAGATTTATTTTTAATAAGTTTTCACTCAAATGGTTATTAAAATTTTTATTTATAAATAGTACACTTTTATTTATAATTCTCAAATTTAAATTAATACCATTATTAATATCATGGGTTTTAACTTTGATTTAACACAAATAAAATGGATTAAAGGATCATATGGTTTGCCAGAGTGTGTGTATAAAATAAAAGTACCTAGTGTTACACAAATAATAAATTCTGAAATACCAGATCCTGAATATGATGAATTTGTAGTAAGTGTTGGAAAAGAAAAAGCAGAAAAAATAATGGCATCTGCTGGTAATAGAGGTTCATCATTGCATACATTTATAGAACAATTTATAGTAACATACTCTAAGAATAAAGATGTTTCAGCAGCTTTAAGAGTGACACAAGAAGAAAGTCCTAAACTCTTAAAAAAGGAATTAATTCCTGATGACAAAATAGAAGAAGGAAGAAATTTGTTTTATAAATTCTATTATTCAGATTATGCTAACCAATTTGTTGATATGTTAGCAATGGAATTACCTATTTATTCTACTTCTTTATTCTATAGGGGTAAATTAGATATTTTTTATAAAGATAAACTTTTTGGTTTTTCAATAACTGATTTTAAATCTTCAAATGGTAGAATCAAAAAAGGAAGTACTAAAGAACTTAAATATTTTTTACAACTTGGTGGATATACGAGTGCAATCGAAGAAATGTATAAAGAAAAAGGATTAATAATTAATAGAGCATTAATACTTTGTATAGATAAACAGAGTGATATTTTGCAAGAACTTGAATTAAATGGGACAAAATTATCAGAATATAAAGAAAAATTTAAAACTATTACTGTAGAATTTCATAAAAAAAATAATATGGAATATTTATTAAAATAAATTTACAAAAATGGCAAAAGAAAAACCAACACTTACAGTCGTTAAAGACGAAGAAGAAAAAAAATTAAATAAACCAACACCAGAAGAAGTTGCTCAATTTAAAATAGATTATGAAACTGCAATGAAAGAATTTGCAGAGACCAGTTGGGAAATTAGTGAACCTGGAAATTTTTCTGCAAATGATACAGGTTTATTTTTACATGATTATATAAAAAAATATGCTCTTTGGTCAAAAACACAATGGATGGGTGTAATTAAAATGGTAGAAGAACTTAATAAATCTATGCAAGCCGCATCCGAAACAAAGGGATTAACTCTAGATTATCAAGCACTTGAATTTTGTGGATATTTACTTACAAATCCCGGAGGTATAGGATATGAAACTGCTGTTGAATTTGAAAAACAAGCAGACAAATATTCAAAGGTTATGATTGCAGTTGGACAAAAAGTAGAAGAAGCAAGAGCTAAACTTAAAAATGCACATTATCTACAAGAAAAATGGGCGAGTGCTTGTCAAGGTTTCTACTTAGCTGATCTTGAACCACCTAAAGAAGAACCTAAACCTGAAGGAAAGGTTGTTGAAATGGAAGTAACTAAAAAAGAAGAAAAAAAACCTGAATAATTATTTTATATTTCATATATTAAAAGATCCGATTGAAAACTTGGATCTTTTTTCATAATATAATAATTAACATAGATATATAAAAACAAAAAACAGTACTTATGGCGGTTACACCTCAACAATTTTTTCAAAAAAATCTTAAATGGTTTGCACTTGCATTATTATTTTTATTGTTATTTAAATTTATGCAAGGATGTAATAGAAATATGGGATATTCTATTAAAGAAAAAAATTATGTTCATGTTATAGATTCTCTCAATACTAAATATAATAGTTTAAAGGAGGAATCACAAGATAGCATTAAAAAATTAAATTTTGAATTAAGACTTGCAAAAGATCGCACAAATTCTGCTAATGAAAGAGCTTCAGCAGTTCAAAGTGCAGTTGAAAAGCTTAGATCAAATACAACTGTAGTTATTAAGGGGGCTGAAGAAATAAAAGATACAAATAAGAATAAATAAAATTAAAGAAGAACACAAATAAAAATAAAAAGATAACAATGTTTAATTTAAGTAAATTTAAGATTACACATAAAGGACTTTATTGGGGACTTATTATTACATTTGCTATTCTATATTTATGTGTAGGGTTTGTATCAACATTACACTCTATTACATTTTTTGGTTTAGCAAACTCATTAGGTCTTGCAATACTTCTTGGTTTAACTTACGAAGTCGGCCAAGCTAGTGTATTATTTTCGATCCTGATGACAAAAAATAAAGATACATTTTTACCCTGGGCATTAATGTTTCTGTTAACAGCATTACAAGTAACAGCAAACGTATACGCATCATTTAAATTTATGGCTACATCTGGTAATAATGATTGGACATATTGGCAAAAATCTATATTATTTGGAGTTCAAGCGTCAAATGCTGAAATGTATCAAGTTATTATTTCTTGGATAGCTGGTGCTTTATTGCCTATTGTTGCTCTTGGAATGACAGCTTTAGTTGCACAAAATATAAGATTAATGACTAAAGAAGCTGAAGAAAATGAAAAAGAAAAAAGGGGTAGTGTACCTGATGAAGAAGTTGAAACGGTAATTGAAAATGAAGTTAAGAAAAGATTAGATGAACGTGAAGAACTAGATAATCAATTTAGAATTTCAATGCAAAACTTATTACAAAAAAAAGAACCAGCATATGTTGATATAGATGAATCCGGAATTGGCGGAGAACCTACTCTTGACGAACAACAAAAAATTAGTGATTTTATTGAAGAAGAAAAACTGATGCGTGAACTTGATGAGGATATTGTTAATTTATCTCCAATTGAAGCAGAAGCAAAAGAATATGATAAACAAATTGATAATGCTTTAGATGAACAACTAAAATTACAAGAAACGTTAAAAAACATTAATGACGATTTAAAAGAAGAAATTAAAAAACGAGGGCGACCACCGAAACAAAAAGAAACGGTGGTTGAGCCAAAAAAAGAACAGGGACTCTTACAAGA